ACTGTTCAAAAGTTTCTGTAAACGAAGAAGAAATTTAACCGCCAGCTTCAAACATACGCCACTTGATCATATTACCAATGGTTTGGTGCCGCCATTTAATATTATCTACTACTTCGGTTAGGGTTTCTACTACGATTTTCCATTGATGAATCTTAAGTTCCGACTTTTGAATATCAATGTCGGAATCGTAATAGTAGTCCATCTCACCTTTTAGTACCCGTAAACCTTCGAATGGATCGAACTCCCAACCACGGGATTCGATCTGTTCTTTTGGCATCTTACCATTGTAATAGAGCCACTTATCTTTTAATAGGATCTTTTGCTCCATATCCGATCGCTTGAGCTGCATCTTAGCTTCTGATAATAGCGGAAGATATTTTGCATGAAGCATTGGCGCTTGGCGAGATGCTTCATCAAGAGAGGTACTATCGATCTTAGAATCGGTTTCCCACATTTTTAAAACGGTGTCAAGGTAGTTCATACTATACTCCAATTGCTTCTTAAAGCATTATACCATATTAATCTGTAATTGTAAATGTCGTATAAGCAAGCGTGATCGGGAATGTTACGTATTGCACACCATCCACGGACGACTGAAAATTCACTGTACCGATATTAATTGGAAAGGCGTCTTTATATCTAATCTTATCTATAGTGTTATTATGACTGCTTAAAATCATAAGACTGATGTCATACGTAGTAAGATCCTGATCCGCAGCAGTAATCGAATTTGAAACGGCGTAATTATCTTCTACAGTACTTTTTAACCAAGTGTGCATTTCTTTATAGACGTTCATATTTTCATCCATGATAGCATCTATTGTAAGTGTGCCATACTCTAATTTATCCCCAGGCATTTGAGCATTAGTACCACGGAACTGTACTATCGCAGGCGACACACTTAGGTCTGGGTGTGCAACGGACTGCGCAAAAAACTCTAGGTTTTTAAATCTTTTTCTGTTTACAACTATTTTAAAGCCTGTAGGCTGTAGAAAGTTCTGTGATTCTAGTGTCGATTCTGTAGTAGCCATGACTATTTCCTTGCTGCTTACGTGTATTTATATCAAAAAAAGTCGGTAAAGTTCATTTAGGGGATTTACATTTGATTTGAAATAGTGTATAATAGTATACAACAAACAAAGGAACATCTATTATGTCTTTCACGCAAATCACAGAAACATTAGAAACAACCTTCGAGCATTTCGATGTTAAATACCGTGAAGCTACTATCCAATATTTGTTCGATCGCAAAGCAGCACTTAAAGAATTCATGGTGTCAGACGAAGCCAAACAAATGAGGGCGGAAGAACGCTACGAGACTATGGTGAACATAGCTGGTGGCAAAGGTACATTCCAAATTATTCAACCTGGTTATTACAACGATGCAGGTATTACAGAACAGGGTGCTAAAAAAGCAGACCGTGTTATTAAATCCCGTAACGCTTCCATTGCTAATAAGCTTACAAAGGCACAAATTACAGAAGTTATGGAAGGCGAAGTAATACACTCAGCAGACGGATTTAACGGCTACTTCAAAGTTAAGACCGAAAAAGGTAATAAAACAGTTACAGTCGATACGATCTTAGCTGGCGGATATAACATCCAATGCTTACACTATAGAACATTAATTAACGTTAAGGGATAAACCCCGCCTCTTTCAAAATTAACTAAGGAGACTACCCAATGTCAAATCGTTATCACACGCTATATTCACCTCTTCGTCCTGCCGGTTCTACTGGTAGCGTTTGCGCTGTTCATTTTACACCAAATGAAGACGAGGTGGAAATCATGAACCATAACATCGGTATGGGCTGCTCGATGCCTATTGCAACCGCACGCATATATTACAAAAGCTTATTGGATAAGGGTTACACCAAACCGGTGCGACTGACTTTCTAATCACATAAAAAAAAGAGCAACGAATTGCTCTTTCTTATTAGTTAAAGTCGGAGAGGGTTGGTTCCCTCTCCTTTATTGTTTTTATCGTAGCTATTAAGCTAGGATGTTGTCAACCCGGAACAACCTGTAATAAGGATTAGTCTTAGCAGTTGCAAGACCATCGGCAGGAGTAGAACCGACGAATGGGTTTGACGCCATGCCGTAACGAGTCTTAAAGCCGATTTTAGGTTGGAAGGTATCTTCAGCAACAGCACGAACCATTGTGAGTGGTACGTATGGGCAATAGAACACACCAGCGTCATATGGGTTTGTACCCTTATAGCCTACATTGATGTAGTCTGCAGTTGCATATGGATCGATATAGATCTTCATACGACCGTTAAGTGTACCTGCAAAAGTGTTGCCTGTATCGTCTACGTTCAATGCTGTGGACATAGCTGGGCTATAGTCAAGCATGCCGGATGCTGCAAGTGCAGATGCTACGTCGGAAGACACGATAGCAAAGTTACCTTTACCGCGACGAGTTTGTTTAGCAATTACGTTTGCTTCACGCTCAAGCTGCAGAATAAGACCTTTGATCTTTTCTACGCTCCAACGACCATCAGCGTCTGTTGACAAGTCAAAGATGCCGTTGATTGCTGTGTTAGCTGTACCAGCACCAGTTTTAGCTTGGCTGTTAATTGTACGGATAACTTCGCGGTTGATCTCTGCAAGAATCTCTGTGGAGAGAATATTTGCAAGCTCTGTTTCAGCATCCAAACCGTGGATTGCTTTCAGATCTTGTGCAAGCTCCAAGCTATATTCTGCTTTCAAAGCACGTGACTTAGCTGTCACAGTTGCTTTTTCAATGGTGAAACCCATTTCGTTGAAAGTAGAAGAAGGACCAGCGCCAGTAGAACCAAGGCCCTCAGCGTCTGCTGTTGACATACCGGAAGCAACAGTTGGACCTGTACGGTCGTTGTCGATAGAGCTGTCAGAGTTGGAGTCTGTAAGACCAGACAGACCCGATGGACCTGCAGTTTGGGTTACAGCTGAATCACCTGAGAATGAGGTGTCTGCTTCGTTAAAGAGTGCTTCAGTAGAACCAGTTGCACCAGCACCGTAGCGTGACTTCATTGCGAAGATCAAACCTGTTGGACCAGTCATTGGCTGAACACCAGCAACATCATATGCCATCATGTTAGGCATTGCACGACGCACAAGGCTAATCAGAACTGGATTCCAGTTAGCTGCGGAGGCTACTCCGTTACCTGGACCAGCTTCGTTAAGCATTGCTGCTTGACCGGACTGAGCGGCGAACTCTTTTTCTTGGTTTTCAAGAACAACAGCTGTAACTGCACGTCTGTGTGCATCTTTGATTTCAGTACCTTCGTTCAGTACTGGGGCCCATTTCTGGGTTAAACGATCATAAGTTTCCATTTTGGAATCTCCTAAATTAGGTTTTAGTAATTGGTTTTTCTTAGAGCTTTAAGATATTGATCCATTGATTCGGAAAGGTCTTGGACTTCACCCTCATCAACATCTGATGTATCTTCAATGATTGAATTAGCAGTTGCTTTTTCTTTCTTGAAATAAGCTTCTTTGATTGTTTCAACTTTACCCGCGAAAACTTCTTCGCTTACAAAGTCGATATCTTCAGAAAGCTTAACAAGCTTTTCAACTTCTGTTTCTGCCAGATCGCGTGCTGCTTCACGAATAATTTCGTAACGCTTGAACGATTCCAGCTCTTCTTTCATTGTGATCATATCTTCGGTCTGAGCGTCCAGTTTTTCTTCAAGTGAAGAGTTCTGATTAGCCAGATCGTCAACTAGGTCTACTTTGGAATCAGGAACTGCGATATATGACTCTGTAAACAGGGTCTGCAGTTTATTCATGAACTCTTCTGCGATTTCAGTACGGATACCGTTCTGAATTGCAAGTTCATTTTCTTTCATCCAATTTTCAACTACGTAGTTCAGATAACCGTCGACCTTCTCAACCATATCGGCTTTGAATGTGTCTACTTCTTCCTGAAGTGTGGTAGCATAGTTTTCTTCGAGACGTCCAACTTCTTCTGAAAGCTTTGATTTCATCGCTGCTTCAAAAATGATTGCGGCTTTACCTTTGAAACCTTCGGACAAAGTTGCTTCTTCATCCAACAGTGCATCAAGGTCATCAGAGAAATCTAGATCTTCAGCTTGCAAGCCAGAAGGCTTACTAGTTGCTTTAGAATCAGATTTATCGGAGTTAGCCTTATCGCCTTTACGCTTCGCTGCAGTTTTGCCTGCACCTTCTGCTTTCTTAACAGAAGCTACAGAAGCCTCTTCTGCATTTTTAGCATCTTGCATTTCGCTGATTTCGATCCCGTCATCATCGAGTGCAACATCCTGTTCTACTTGATCAGTCATGATTGACTCCTATTTGTTTTTCATTAACGAGAGGAAATTCTTAAACTCGCGAACTTGCGCCTCATAAAGGTCTGCTCTTGGAGTTGTTTTAATTTCTGTCTCTATTCTTTCAATTTCTTGAGCTTCGATAACGCCGTTATTCCAGATCCATTCTACACCTTCCATTATCCCATTAACGAAAGCTTGAGGTGCAGATGGATCTTGAACGATATCAATAGTGTTTAACATAAAGTCATCTTTGACATACATAACACCGTTTCTCTGTTCAAGACTTCCCATACCACGAGTTGATACACCTAGTTGAACACCGCCCTCAAGTAAACCTTTTACGATTTTACCCATTGGAGTTTCCAAAATACGTGCCTTACCCATCACATTATTACCGTCCATTTTTAGTTCGGTAATGAGATGGGATACCTTATCCAAGTTAATAGTGGGCCCATCTGGGTGGTTTAATTCGCCCACTGCCCTGCCTGTTTTAACTTGGCCTGTTACGTACTTATCTACCGCGCCTTCCATAATGGCTTTGGGATAGATACGCCCGTTTCTATTCTTATCTTCGGCCTGAGCAAAGATCCCTTCAATGATGTGACTCTTTGTGCCGTCTTCTTTCTTTTCGACGATACATTGAACATCAGTCTCTGTAAATTCTGTGATCAGCTTCATTGTTTGCTCCCGGCCATTTTTATAAAATCAGCAGCTGCTTTTTTCGCATCGTTAAGAGAATTGTAAGTATCCAATTTCTCCATATCGATATAAGCTACGTACTTATTCTTTTCTTTATGCACCATTACATTATGCTTACCAACCTTAGAGCCGTAAACATGCTCACCCGGGGGCATGCCTTTTTTTATAGCTTCTCGTATTTGTAAAAAAGTTTTCATCTGGTACACTTTATTTGGATATACTTGTTTATTTATATAATTTAATTCTTCTAAATTAATTAAACTTCTTCTAAATCAGCTGCTGCAGCTTCAAGCTCTTCATCAGATACTTCTAAGTCGACATCATCATCATCAAGATCTTCGTTATCAATTGTGTAAATTGATTGCGCTACTGCAATTTTTTCTTGATCTAATGCATCGCCAACTCGCTGACCGATCGCATCATCCCAAATAGCGCTTGCTTTTTCAAATTCAGAATTATGGATATGGTCAATCATATCAGAGATCGGGTTTGTTTCTACTTCTTTAGTCATAATAACTCCTATTTTGCGACTTTCAAGTTAATAGTATGGTTAGAACCGTCTTCGTCTTGCTGCTCTGGCTGATCCTCTTGGGACTCATCTTCCTGTGCAGGTTCTTCGACGTTGATTTGATCTGTCATCGACTTAATCATTTCATCGTCAAATTTCAATACGTTCTTCATTATCCACTCTTTAGAGAAATACTCGCCTACGTAGTTCTGTACTTGATCAAGTGACTGTAGTTTTTCTCTAAGCAGTTCTGCATTTTTTAATTCTGTAAAATGGTTATCACGGGTAAATTCGAATGTTAGATTATTAGAGAATGTCTCCCAATCTTCTTCGGTGATAACGTTCTTAAGAATCAATTGGCGCTTAAGCATCTCCCTGAACATTGTTGAAAAGCGCAGACGAAGACGATCGATAAACTTCTGAAACTTAAGCTCATCACGTGTAATTTCATTAGATCGGCCGAGAGAAAACTGGGACTCTTGCTCAAGACGGTTTACTGGAACGTTTAACGATCTATATAGTCTTTTCTGAAAGTAAAGAATATCGTCAATCTGACCTAGATTCTCACCACCGGGCAACGTACTAATCTCTGTACCACGACCACCTTCACGTCTCGGTAGCCAGAAGTCTTCCAGCATAGACATATGCTTGCGGTCATCTTTGATCTCACCAGTACCGGCATCATAAACAAGCTTATTCCGGTAGCGAGTCATAATACCTTTCATATATTCTTCGGCTTTACCTTTGGGTAAGTTACCGACGTCAATATAGAAAATACGACGTTCAGGCGCACGTGCGAGACGGTAGATCACTAATGAATCTTCCATCATACGTAATTGATTAATTGGCTTAATCGCTTTGTGTAAGTATGAAACCACATTCTTTTGTGTAGCATCTAATAGACCTGAGGTAGTATAAACTACAGAGTCTTTAGTAAGCTTAATACCAGAGTTCTGCCCTCCGGGTTTTTCTTGATAGATGTAGTATTCGTTTTGGCCTTCTATGATCGTCGCACCTGTAATCGGATCTTTTTTACGAATAACTTCTTTAACCTTACGGATCTTAGCAGAATCCACAGGACGAATATCCTGTACACCCTTCTTAGGATTCGCCTCATCAACTACGAGATGCCAAACCTTTCTGCCATCTACGTACCATGATCTAAAAATATCGTGACCCATATCCATAAACTTAAGCATATAAAGGATACCGTCAAATTCTTCTACGATTTTAGTCTTAATAGACTTGGATAAATCGGTATTATCTAAATTTACTTTAACGCCCATTTGATCGCCGCCGGATACGGCTTCGTTGGTAATATCTTCCACAGCGGCATCCACTTCTGGGTGCTGTGCAACACCACGGTACTTCTGAATAAGCGTAGAATTATCTTTTGATTGATCACCATGAATATCCACGTACTGGGCATGGTGAGATCCTGACGCGGTGACATGACCAGCGCCATCCTCGTCCACTCTTGGGACAATAGATTTTAAATTCTTTTCTTTCGCTTCTTGGCTCTTGGTTCTACTAATTTCGAACCCGAAAAGCTTTAAACTATTATCGGCCATTACTCATCCTATTCATTTAAGGTGATCGGGCGTTTCCGCCCGATCTGTTCTTATATATCCATTTATTAGGACGTGGTATCTGATTCCCAGTACTGAACCTGGAATTCCACTGTGAATCTTTCGATTTCATCGTTTGATCCATATGCTAGATCAATCGGAGAAACGTTAGTAGGGAAGCAACCTCTGAAATTATATTTCTTCAGAACTGTTTCGTCTCTATCTAACTGTTCAACCAGAAGATCTGCTTGGTAATCAACCGGGTTCGTCAAACCAGTGTTAGCTGCGTGAGCATTAACACCGTTCATCCAACGTTCCATGGAATTACGAATACTGAAGTCCGTGTCGTTGATAATTGTAGGTGACCACGTATCGAATGTACGATCACCTGCAATCTTCAATTGACGTCCGCGGAATGGGACAGTAATTACGCCCATAATCGAACCAGGAAGTTGTGCAGCTTCACAGAGGAATGATGTAATTTCTACATCACCGCCTGCATATGCTGGGAAGTTGATAGTGGCTTTAAATAGATTTGCTCTAGCGCCACCGCCTCTGAGTTTGGCTTTAAAATCGTCTACTGCGAGAACCATTTTTTATCTCCTGCGCTTTCTTATACCGTACCTACGACTTCTTCAAAGTCAACACCTGTTCTAACTGCGACAAAATTAAGTGTCACGAAGTTAATTGAACGTGCTGGTTTGACGAAGATCGAACATACGAATTCGTTTCTGTCGATAACTGCCGCGGTGTTGTTTGTTTCGTCTGCAACAACACGGAAGTCGGTGATACCACGTCTACCTTGGATCTCTCTAAGGAATGGCTCAATAATATTAACAAACTCTGCTCTTGTAAATTCATCGTTGAATTCGAACATAACGTTACGAGCAGCGATTGCGATCGCTCTTTCAATGACCAAGAACAGGCGGCGAACGTTAATACGATCAAATGCCGATGGTCTTGCCATGTGAGTTTTATCACCGTAGAGCAGGATACCTTGTCCAGGAATATTAGCAATTGGGCTAACTGAGTTTCTATAAAGTAGATCTCTTTGGGATTTATTCGGTGTGTAGACTAGAGAAGTGACGCCTAAGTATGCCCCACGACGTTGACCTGCTGGTGAGAACCAAGCTGCGGTGTTATTATCAGATGCTGCCATAATACCTGCGGTAGAAGATGCGGCCGGGATCTGAATGTATTGATCGTTATATTTATCGTATACTCTAAGATAGTTATTATCCATAAAGAGATATGAAGAGTAAGTTAAACCTTTTGCTGTAGTAATCACATCAGCATTAGGCGCTGATGAAGTTACAACATCGGATCTTGCTGGAGATGCAACAACAACGCAATCTTTACGAATGCCTTGCGCAATTGCAATAAGATCATTAACAACAGTTGTGTGATCTGTTCTATTTGCCATACCAGGCGCAATCAAGAAGTCTACTTGAATTTGATCTTTATCTTCGAACCGATCGAATCCTGTCACATATTCTGCTGTAGTAAACGCTGCTGAGTTAGTGCCTCCGGCTAACGCTAATGTTTTAACTGCTGTAGTAGCGTGCTGATAATCTTTACCGTCTGCTACATCACTACCAACATTAGAACTCCAATCGGAATCGGTAAGATCACCGAATCCTGCCATCCAAACATAGGCTGATCTGTTATTAATAACATCTAAGATGTAGTTTGATGTACCATCATTTGCCTTTGCGTCAGATGCAACTGAAACGAATGGGAATGATTCTAGGATAGTTCCTTTAGTACCAGTGAATAGACCATCTTGGTCAATCACTACTACATGTGCTTCATCGTTGCTTGCGCCTAGGTTTGAAGCATGGTCCGAAGTAATAGGTGCACCATCGAAGTTATTTTCATATGCCCAACCAGTAAATGCAGCATCGTCTGCGCTATCAACGGCAGATAGCCATTGAACTTGGATTGAATTACCCAATGTGCCTGGATACTTAGCAATAAAGGTGTGCTGATCCGAATCTAAAAAGGACCGTTGAAAATCGAAACTTCCTGTATTTTTAATACGGGGTAATACAGACGATCTTGCGTCGTAACCGTTTTGGCTTTCACCAGCGCCTTGAGTAAGCTCACGAACGACGTAAAGCGAACTTGCATAACGTAAGTAATACGCTGCACTATGAAAGTCGATTGAATTAGTTTTAGTGGGACTACCAAAAGTCGATACTAGACCCGCTTCGTCGGAAACTAGGACAGGCGAATCGCCAGGGCCCCAATTAAAGTCGCCTACGAAAGCGCCTGTTGTTGAACCTACGTTAGGAACAACACCAGAAAGGTCAATCTCTTTTACGGTAATGGCTGGAGATTCTGATACTGCCATGACTCTTTTCCTCTGAGTTAAATTATATGTTAATCATAATACGGATCTATCAATTACTTACTATTTATAAGAAGTGTTATTTTAGAAGTTTCCGTGACCGAAGTCTGTCGACCAAAGATTCCCGCCGTCATCTTTTCTTTCTAATTCCCTAATGGCATCAGATCCGTCGTCGATGAATCCGAATGGTACCATATCATTCTCGATCTGATCCATCCTATCTTTAAACATCAATTCTTTTAAGTTAATGTTAGTCATATCACCAAACATCTCTGTAGTAGCAAAGTGCCCGAACATCACTAGATTCATCATTAGATCGTCATGATTACCAGGAGAAGCCTCGTATGACTGGCCTCTTACTACGAAGGTAGAACATTCCAGAATAGTATTCGTATCATTAATAATAAGTTTTTCGTTTTCAATAATGTCTTTAATACCGGAACAACCGAGTCGTTTAACTTTGCGGGTCATTTCAACACCAACCCCATCAGACTTAATTGCAGAACTGACGTGCATATTTTCATATTCTAATTCGTGATATAGGCCACGTGTGACCAAAGTGCCTTGATCATTTGATTCGACAATTACATATCCTTGATTATAAGAAGTCGCGTACTTATAAATAACATCAGGGAAGAGTATCGGAGAGATAGAATTACATCGATAAACCGCGACTTGTTCGAATGGTCTACATGTTACATCGATTACATTAAATGTAGAATAATCCTGTCCTCTTCCCCTACTTACATCTACACAGATAATATAATCATGATTTTCTCGGGTCTCTTTATAGACGAGCATATGCCCACCTTCAAGAATCTGGATCGGATCGATAGCTTTCATCTTCATAAGGGCTTCAGCGCCGATCAGGGTATCACCCGTACCGAAGAACGTATTTCCGAATTCCTGGTCAAATTGTAACTGTGACGTGTTAGAGATCGTCTCTAACCTCCACTTATCATCCCGGCCTGGAACATCCCACCAGTCGACCCTAAATGGTTGGAACTGGTTTGTTTTCTGAATAGCGCCCTGCCATAAACTGTAGTACATATTACCGATACCATTAGCGGTAGAAGTGATAATAACCTTCGTATCTTTACCTGACGATACAACTGGATAAGTAGATGTGTAAAACTCGGTAGCATTTTCAACAAAGGCGAATTCGTCTAGATAAAGCAAATTGACAGACATACCACGAATAGAACTACCTGATGTGGCAGCAGCAATGATCCGGCTATTATTACTGAATTCGATCGAACCTTTGTTAAGAGCCTTAGTTCCTGGCTGTAGAAAGAATGGTAGATTCTCTAGCATCAGGGTTATCCTACCGAGCATCTCTCTGGAGGTAGCACCTTTATTGGCTAAAACAGCAATAGTTTTCTCGGAGTGAAACACGGCATACCATAGAAGATAAGCCACAGAAGAGATAGACTTACCCGACTGGCGACACGCAAGAACAATAGAAAATCTAGAGTTATTGAAGTGGTTAAACATTTCTTCTTGGTAAGGGTAGAGTTTAAAGTTAACCAGGCCTTCATCAAGTGAAATAATCTTACAGTAAGTTTTTGCAAAATACGCAGGCTCTTGCATGCACTTCATATATTCTTGAATCGTATCCTCGGCCCATCCTTGGATAATACCATCACGTTTAATGTTCTGGTTTCCTAGGTAACCCGTTTTTTCATTCTTTATCATTCAACCTCGGTGTAATATCCACCACATTATTTTGTTTTTCATTATGAATCATACGTTGTAGATCCGTAGTAGAACCTACAAATAAATTGTTTGTAGTTTGACCCGCCACTTGTACAGGTTGGTCTTTGTTATTGATGTCTTTATGTTTCTTATTAAGATCCATTAACTTATCATTAATATCAGATGTGTTCTTCATAAGACCAGCTAACACCTCGAACGCTCTCGGGTGCTCGCTCTCCCGCGCGACCTCGATCATATCCTCAAGAGCATGACGCCCTTTCTCGATCAGATCGTAGTACACTTCTCTTGAATATTCATAGTCGGTCTTGACGTTCTTATCTTCTGCATCATTCATAGAACGCCCATCCTGCGTTATCACTGTCGCCATCTTCCATACTATATACCCCCGTAGTAAACCCATAGTCACTATCTGGTGATGCGTCCAATGGATTCGGTTCTACGATAACCCTAGATGAAGGACTGAATAATGCAAATGCGCCGTCTGAATCGATCGTGTTATATTTAGTTACGCCATCTGAATCGTAATATGAATTAGACGAAAAAATATCCACAATAGGTTTACGGATAATTTTAGCCTCACTAATCGGACCATAGAAATTAGCAGTCATATTAAAATCTAATGTATATTGAATAATTCGTCTTTGATCCAATGATCCTTCGTATGCATCAGAATAGGTAATCCCATTTAAAGTAATAGGTACATCTTCTTTTATGTCAGAGTAATCAGCCAATGGTTTGATTGTTAAAGTGTATTGCGGTGTAAAGTTAGGTAAGATCTGCTCCACGATCTGTAGTGCATCATCCTGGGTCTTTGTATATATATTTAACTGAAACCCGATAATATACGGAGTATATGTGTAAATTTTATTACGAGTATTACCACTGCCTTTGTTAAGGTTGTTAACTTTTTGTAGTTGGCGTTGTGAATCGTATTGGTAAGAAGTAATCTCGAAAGACATACGGGGAAGCTTAATGGCTACCTTCGTGTCCGCTTGTAAATCCGGATTTTCCCGTATACGTTCTAAAAAACTGGAACCCGGTGCATACGATAAAGGAACACGAGCCTGACTAATAACTTTATTAGAAGAATCCTTACGAATAACGTATAAATTATTAAAGAGCGAGCCGAACATAGCAACACTCTTTCTAATTCTTTCGTGGTAAAAATGACTGCTTAACATTACTGAGGATCCCCGAATGGATTTTATTCACTGAAGTCTAAAAATGACATACTAGTTTCCGTCGTATCAAAGAAGTCATTTTTTTCGTTACCCGAAAGTTGATTGTCTTCATTCACTGCATTTACATTAATAGAATTATTTGTGCCCGCTATATTTAAACCTGTTACAAATGTATGATATTTACCGTCGTCTGCACCTGCGTGAACAATACTAAGTACTTTATCTGAATCGTTCCAGTTAGAAACTTCACCCGACATAATAGTGCCAGATGCAAACGTTTGGGTAACTGCTTCACCTACCCTATATCCCGCTGATGATCCAGCACTATCGAGTGTCAGTTGATATTCATACGCATACTCAGCGTCAATAGCATCAATTGCTTTAACCCCCGCATCAAAGTCTTCACCGCCATATTCGAATGCTTCACACCGCAATTTATATGTTGGGAGATTACTGATTTGATAGAAAGGAGATTCGTGCTCTACCGCCATAATCTGGAACATACTATTTGACAGCGGCAAGTAAATTACATCGCCTTCTCGAGGTCTTTCTATGTTAATCGTGTTATTCTGTTGATTAACAACGTGTCTCCATCTGCGTTTGGCTACAATAAAAGTAGCCTGATCGCGGATTTCTATGCCGAACTTAGTGAAAAGATCTCCTTCTCCGTCGAAACCCTCTACGTTCTCGATATACATTTCGATCTTATATGCAGAAGAATATCTCGATGGGATATCCTCCCCTAAAATCTTATCTTCGTTTACTAGGGTTCTAGGTAAATAATAAACATCTTGTCCATAGAACTTAAGGGATTCGATGATAATATCTTCGTAAAGATTTTGTTCGGAGCTTACCTTATGTGAGACGTATACGTTCGTTGCCATATTTTATCCTACAAAGAAGTCTGCTGGCATCTCAAAGTCTAAACGGATCTTTTCTCTAAGTTTTTCGATGTCTTGCACCGCATCTTCAAAGATCTGTCTTCCATTGAGCGTTACGCCGCCAGGCATCTGCATTCCTTCGAATTTAATTAAGTTTGATCCCCACTGTTGTTTAATCAGCGCAGTGGTGTATTCTTTTAACCATAGATCATTCCACACTTTCCCGTGGGTGCCAGAATCTACGGTCTTATACGCCTCGTATACGATATAATCATCAGCTTGTACATCTTTATCATTAAAATCACCATGAAGATATAGTCTGTTCATTTTACGTGAATAGGTCGTTTGAGGCGAGCCGTTTAATTTCATATCAAGAAGGGATAGGTATTGGTTCAATTGATCGTAGTACGCTAAATCCCCAGCAAAGTTTTGCATGTCGGCAATGTCATTTAACATCATCTGATACTTAATATCGAAAAAGTTAAAAGACGCATTGAAGCTTGACGAGATTCGGAATAGTTTACTTACATAAATTACATCGTCTGAAACCGTAATATATTCATTCGTCACATCGGTGGCGGTTACGAGGTGCGGCACATATGTTCTATATGTTGCGTCTGAGTGATATTCCTGCCAGTATTGTAAGGCTTCGTCCACCCGATCTTGAACCTGATCGGGATCAACGTTAATTTCAATGACGGGTTCACCTAATCGTCTTAGACTGTAGTCTATCAGTTCCTGTCTAGATGATGGATTCGCCATTGTTTATTCCTTATGATCCCGGTGATCTGATTGTTTTCAAGGTAGTCCCAGCAGCATTCTTAATTAATACCGTACTTGCACTTGAGAACATCGATGATGTAACTCCCGCAACATTGAATGTTCTACTGGCAGCAATGGTTCCGCCACCAGTCATGCCAGTGCCAGCAGTTAATGTTACACCTGAGTGATCAATATGCTCGTTAGCAACAAATCCGCTTAGGTTGTCGTGAACAATTTGACCATCGTTCGTAGTTATGTTATCAGCATTGACTGTAATACCAGTACCAGCGATAACATTCAGCGTTCTGCTAGCCGCGATAGTACCACCACCAGTTAAACCGGCACCAGCAACAACTGAAACACCAGTATGATCAATATGCTCATTGGCTACGAAACCTGATAGATTGTCGTGAACAATTTGTCCATCATTTGTGGTTATATTATCTGCATTAACCGTAATACCAGTACCAGCTATGACGTTTAATGTCCTGCTAGCCGCGATAGTACCACCACCAGTTAAACCGGCACCAGCAACAACTGAAACACCAGTATGATCAATATGCTCGTTAGCAACAAACCCACTTAGGTTATCATGAACAATCGATGGGTTAAAATACGCTAGAAATTCTGCAGAGTCAATCGCTACATCATCAGCATTTGCATCAATACCAACTCCACCGATGACATTAAGTGTTCGGTTTGCAGTGATTGTACCACCGCCAGTAAGTCCTGTGCCAGCGACGATCGAAACACCTGAGTGATCGATATGCTCATTTGCTACGAAACCAGAAAGATTATCGTGAACAATGGCACCATCGTTCGTAGTTATATTATCTGCATTGACTGTAATACCTGTACCTGCACCAACCGCGATGTCCCGGGTTGAAGCAAGCGTACCTCCACCAGTCAACCCTGCGCCAGCTGTGACGCTCACACTGGTATGATCAATGTGTTCGTTAGCAACAAAGGCTGTTAAGTTATCGTGATTAATACTTGACTCAAAAGCCGCAAGAAATTCGGCCGAGTCGATATTAAAAGTACGGTTTGCAGTGATTGTCCCGCCGCCACTTAAACCAGTGCCAGCAGTTAATGTTACACCTGAGTGATCAATATGCTCATTGGCTACGAAACCTGATAGATTGTCGTGAACAATTTCTCCATCTGTAGTGGTTATATTATCAGCATTTACGGTAATGCCCGTACCACCAACAACATTGATTGTTCTACTCGCAGCTATTGAACCACCACCGGTAAGGCCGGCACCAGCAACTACATTTACACCCGAGTGGGCAATGTGTTCGTCAGAAACGAATCCGTCAAGAGCATCATGCCCTAATTGTATTACTTCAGCCGAATCGAGCCCGTCGCCGATCCCTATCCAACCATTATCGGTGTATCCCTCAAATTCTTCTAAGGTAGAATTATAGCGAATCATTCCTGTTGCAGGTGAACCATCACGCTGCGCAGTTGTACCTTTAGGTACAGTTGCAGACCCAGTTGAAGCAGTAATTTCCAACTTTCCAGTATTAAGATTGTCGAAGTTAGCATCAACTTCGTCATTTGTGAGTGGTGAGCCTTTTACGCTGCGCTTCGTGATGGTGACCATAACAGGATACTACCTTTCTAAATTATTGAGATTAGCTAATGGTAATTGTCCAAGTGATAGTAACACTATCATCTGCACCTTTATTAACTGCAGAGAATACTGTACGACAAAGCAGTGTACCAGATGAAGCTGCATTCAAAACACCAGCTTCAGTCACAGCGCCGGTACCAGTGCCAGCAGGGAATGTGCATGTGTAAACAATAGTGTTCGTTGATGGAGCACCTTCGCCGCCAGTCAATGCAACACGTGCATTTTCAGTTACAAGAGCAGTCTGACCCGCAGCTGCACTAGTTGTACCTGTACCAACTGCCATGTGGGACATATCTGCCGGTTCGGATGTGTCGGTCATACGAGCCGCGATGTAATTAAGACCGGTAGTTACAACCAAGTTGGTGTGTGTATCTTCGGACTTAACGTTTCCATCTTTGTCGCGCAGAACAATTTTTAATTGTCCTGAAGGTTTTAGAAAATCTGTAAGCATGGGTTTCTCCTGTTAGCTTAATCTTTATTTATTAGGTGTAGTATCATATATACGTGTTTATTTATATAAAAAATATCTACCATTTTTTTTATGTAAGAGATACTATATCTTCAGCATTATATATGGTTGCTGCAGTCGTAGCAGCAACAACGAAGTCTGCTTCGAAGTAGTTAAATAGTAATAGTTCACCAGAATCAGTGACAAACTGAAGGTCGGTAGGTATTTCATTGAATGTCGCTGCAACAACCGCTGCGTCTGATACCTGGGAGCTATCAGCGTAAGATCGTAGTGCCACCCAAGCTCTTGCGAGAGATTCCCCAGCGTTAGCCGTGTCGGCTTTCGTCATCGCAAATTGGTATGTAATGCCATCTGGAACACCAACTAGGTCTTCAGCATCTGCGGCATCTGCTAAATTTTTTCCAAACGATCTAATAGATGAATCGGCTACAGATGCGGAATCTGATTTACCCAGGATACTCGCGAACGACTGCGTATCTGACGTTCCTGCACTATCTGCTTTACTAAGTCCTGAATTAAATACAGGAGCGTCCGACGTCTGTGAGCTATCTGCATGGGGTTTACTATATTGCCAAACCTGGGCGAGAGATTCGCTTGTTACAGCTGCATCTGCTTTACCTAAACCATAACCGAATGAGGTTATCACATCCCCACCTGCCGCTGAATCCGCGAAGGGTTTTCCTATAGCAAGTGCTGGCACATCGGTACTTTGTGCGCTATCTGCTCTCACCGCGTCTACGATGAAGGTTGGTGCAGCATCAGTTGGGTTAGCTGTGTCTGCTAAAGTTTTTCCGGTAAAAAGTGCTAGCGATTCTGCTGCATCGGCAATATTCGTTAATACTTTTCCGACAATAAATACTGGTGCGTCAGACGTAGAACTGGAATCTGCTGGTTCCGAGTCAATCTGGAATCCGATCACAAACCCGTCCGAATCTATTACGGTTACGGTATCAGCAAGCACTTTAGTTAGATTGAACGCCTGCGCGTCTGATGTATTACTCGCGTCGCTATGGGATCTGTCGTATTGCCAAGCTGGTGCAAAATCTTCTGCCGCTGAGGCTGTGTCTGATTTACCGAGGGTACTTGCAAAAGCAGGTGCATCTGATATGGTACCTGCGTCTCCTAAAACTTTACCGGTAAGTAACGCTGCTGCGTCACTCGGAGATGCGCTGTCTGCTTTAGGAGTAGAATAACTAATAGCAGGGGTATCTGATAGTGAACCGGCATCTATAAATGATCTGTTATATATTACCGTACGTGAAAATACGTCTGCCACCGCTGCGGCATCGCCTTTTGACATAGCATATGAATAGGTTAATCCATCGGGCACACCTATTAGATCTTCTACGTCTGCGGCATCGGTAAGATTTTTTTGATAATGTAAGGCAAATAGGTCACTGACATCGCCGCTATCCCCTAAGGGTCTTGCCGTAGCAAAATAAACGCCCTCACTCGTAGTAATAGCGTCGCTGGCCAACTTGCCCAAACCGAACGATATAATATCTGATACTTGTGCGGAATCGTACTTAGGATCGGAAAGCGATTTAAAGAATTCTACTGAACCGTCGAATGTAACAACCGTGTCAGCAAGCGACTGTAGGATGTAGCTAACTTCAAGAGGATCTTTTGTCTTAAACTCAACTTTACCAAAAGGATTGTAAATGGTGCCTTTTTTATCTACCATATGACTACACCGTCACACCAGGAGAAACCGTAATCTGGCCCTCTACCACACGATATTTATCAGTTGATGGCGTCTCCATTACGATATCGAAAACATAACGACCTGCTTTAATAGAAGAAGTTTGTTCATCGGTAAGAACCAGCTGAATTTCACCGGGCAGCGATGTGGTGCTGGCGGTAAAGGTTTCAGTCGTCGTCGCAGAACCGTACGTCTTTTTCATCTTTGCGGACAGGGTATGACCAGATAGATCGTATGCACCACCAGCAGGAGTTTCGATAGTAACGTTGTATTTAAACGACGCGCCTTGTTCCATAAGGAAATCTTCGTATATAGCCATAGCATCCTCTTAACTCTCTTATCCTTATTTATAACACTTTTCATTCGAAGATTGACGATAATCGCGGTTCAATTTCAAAAATATCTATTCCTCTGACCCGGTTCATCATTTTCGTATGATTCGTATTAAAGTATTTCCTATTGTTGGTGGCGCAACATAATGTTAGCATACCCCTTGGATCAACAGTCATGCCTAAAAAAGGTGCTTTACATATCATTTAGGGGGTTTACTTTCTGTAGAATATCGATATAATATAAGAGTATCTTATGGAAGGGATAGTATACTAAATATAACTATCCAGCAGCCATGTTGCAATTTGATGATTAACAAGGTGATCTACCTTGTCATAATTCTTATTCGTAGGAGACAAAGTAGACAGATCAGCCTTTAACGTCGAGTGTACTTTCTTTAATTCATCAGTAGGAAGATTCCATAGCATATTTACAGCAAGGTCTGGTAAGTCCTTTATTATCAGAAGTTAAAGATATAAATGGAATAACACAAAACCTATTCATCGGATTTCTTTGTGCAATGTTTGACACAATGCGACGCTATCTTATCTGAATCATCCCACGATTCGGGTAATGTTTTCACAAACCAATCACTTGTAATAATGTCTTCTAGTGAATTTTCGTTAATGTTATATTTTTCACGGTTTTGGTAATAATTCATAAGAATGTTGGTTGATTTTGTTTGTTCACTAATAGCCAATTTATTACCCATTTGATCTGTCACTTGATTGGGTTTTTCAGCAATCTTTCCTGGCACGCCCAATTTATCATAAGTGTATATCACATTGGCAAAATAGCAACACGGTAAAACTTGTCCATCTGGATTAATCAAAAGTCGGTTTGTGTCCATCCATTGGCATTCAATGTTACATTTATTTTCATTTAGGGGTTGTGTCATGTTTGCATATTCCCTATGCTATTTCGTTTCATCTTGATTTCTGGAATTGGATTTGTTTTTTATATAATGTTCTGAATCAATCGAACAATGCTTACTACACAACCTATGTGTTTTTGTTTCGTCTTCCCAAGATTCTGGTAATGTTTTTGTGAACCAATCGTGATTTAATATATCTTCAAGGGTATTATGTTTTAGGTTTAGGGCTTCGCTGTTATCAAAATAACTATCTTTTACTTCATAGACAGTATCCAAATTTCGTTCTTCTGATTTTTTCCAATGACGCCCACCCATATTTAGTTCGTCTGGCCAGTCCTTCTTTACATCCTGTCCGAAAATTCGTCTAAGCGTGAATGAATTCGCAAAATAACAACATGGATATACCTGCCCATCAATATTAACTAATGCATTATTTTTTGACATCCACTCACACTGAATGTTTTTTTGCTTCTTCATGAATCGCCTTCATAGTAGTTTCTTCAGATAATGCCCACAGCTTCCAATAGAAATCGCTATTTTCAATGGTACTTTTTTCTAGATACTTTTTTATCCCGGTTTTATCAATGAATTGAAATTTGTTGTTTTCATAGAACCTATTTGATTGGACAAAGAATATGCCAGACGCGCCACGAGATTCGACAAGTTTTGCTATATTGTGAAGATCGGCTTCGTTGTGTTTAAATGTTACTGTAAAGACTTCACTTACGCCTCCAGCACATGAAAAGATTTCCATATTTTCTAAAACAAGTTCTAGATTTGTGTTTTGTCTATATAAAGAATGCTGTTCTTGTGTTATACCTTCAATCGCCCACATAACTTTGAGTCTGTTTCCGCCACATACTCCTAAATTCCACCACCAATCGCTATTTCGAAAACTCCCGTTTGTGTTTATTACAATTTCTGCGGTCGAATTTTCTATGATGTATTTGACGATTTCGAATATATCTTTATTCATTATTGGGTCTCCCCATGTGCCGCAAATATCAAAGTGATTGATGTGTTCAAGTGTTTTTTTGGGAAACATGTTCTTGAATTCAGCTAAAGACCATTGGACAAGAGGAAGCCAATCTGCCTTTTCCAATCCATCGGCATTTGTTCTATGACATTGCGGGCATTTGGCGTTACAATATGTCGATAAGTCTAGCCAAAGGCCAAGGGTTTTCTTTTCATATTGAACATCATAATTTTCAATTGTATTTGACATAATCTTTCCATTCATGCGGTTTATTCATACTGTTTGTAAAATGAACCATCTTAATATCTTTATGAAATTCGCCATCATATAAATGCGTATTCCCGGTAACTTCGATGTATTTATCCGAAATTTTAGAACACCCAGCTGGATCATCATTACTTAACCAGCGGGTGAACCATGCGTCTGGCATTAGTTTAAGCTCAACATCCAGGTTATCCTGCACAAACATAAATTCGCCGTTGACTGGCCCATTTGTTAAGCCGTTTTTGATATAGTAGTTTGTCCAATATGGTATATCAGACACATATTTTTGATATATGTTTTTACATTCCTTGGGCCAGAATTTGTAGAACCCACCACTTGTTTTGAATGATGTCCCGTCAAAGTTCCACCAGAATGGCACACTTACAAACTCACCTTTATTACATGGATAGTGAATTATTTCTTCATAGTCATTAATTAAAAGCTTATCAATGTCCATGACAATAACAGGTTCATCAATATCCATGTTGAATACTGACAGTTTATTCCATTGCAATGGCACATATGGCTGGAATGGTTCTCTTATCCAATGAACATCACAACCAACTAGTTTCTTGTTTATATACTCTTCATATTGTGGGCCATACTTGTCCCCGATGCGCACGCAAAAAACCTTCATAGAAACCACTCCATTTTCTTATTAATACAATGGTACAACTTCGCTGATGGATCGACAGCATTTTTACCGTGGATTTTTTCATCCACAATATAGTGCCAGGGTCCGTTTAAAAACTCAACCGGGAGGTCCTTCGAATGGACTAAATATGAAAACAGACTCTCATTATCGTACCCGAACACTCTCTGAATATTCCGAGGATACATTGAATCTTCTTCAGTTTTCAACCGAGTCATCAGATCAATGTTTTTCCCGAAGTCTATGAAGTAATCCAACCTCTCGATTAACCCCTTTGACGCTACCATAATGCCAGTGTTAAATACATTATTGTCTGCTTCATGGCCGGTTTCTAATAACATTGCGTGCGCATTCCAATATTTAGTAGATGGATTCCGAATACATGTATTATAGTTTTTCGGATCCACAGTCTTTCCCCATGACGCAAGCGCATTCGAATTAGCACAACCGAACTTGTCCATATCATGTGCGGCAAATATACAATCTTTTGTGTTCGGCACAACGTCAAAATCCATATAACAAATATAATCATACCGCTTTGCCAATTCACGCATTGTCCAATGTTTATAGAAGTTTACAATATCGTAATAAGAAACTTCTGGGAAGTCTTGTTCGAACGTTTTGGCGAAGGTTTGATAGTCTTCATCCCATTCATATAGGTGATAGTCAGCGCCTATATCTTCTGCATATTGTTTTTGCCGTTCAACTACTTTATCATAATTGTTTAAAAGGGCATCCTTTGTCCGTATACTCTTATCAGTTACTACTTGTACACCATTCTCAAACCACCCCGGGTTGTCCAGTCGATCTTCGGGTATGTCAATGAATACACTATAAACAACTTTGCTCATTTACCTATTACCATATGCCGATTGAATCCAGCCTGTTTCTGGCTACCAGCATATGCCACATGTCTAAGCCCAAGAGATGCCGCAAACTCATATGCGGTAGGCCAACAATTAATATGACAATCAAGTTCTACGTGATCATTTGTTTGAAAGCAAACCCATGTTCTATCTTCCTTTTGTTTAATTAAAGAAAGTAAATCCTCCTGTTCCATATGTTCACAACTCGTGTTAACAATCGCGGTGTGCTCACTAATGTCAATTTTCACCCCGGCGTCAGATTCCAATGTATAGAAATTTATATCTTGGTCCCCGAATAAATCCCACGCGAAAACTTCACACATGGGATCCATGTCGGTTGATTCGATATTCATGCGTTCGTTGGGCCATTGCTGCCGCAGATGATATGCCATCATTCCATACCACCCACCAACAACAAGGATTTTACCTGCATCATGCTTGTAGTGTTTATAAAATTCTTTTGCTAACCACTCTTTGCTATTCCAGTGATTTTGATCAACGCTGTGTATAATATCTTTGATTCGATACAAGTCATCTACACCATACATTGACTCATCATATACTTTTTCAGACAGTTTAAGCGCTCTATATAAGATCGTCGAGTTCAACATCAATCTCCTCAAAAGTCAAAACATTTGCGTCATAATCAACTTCTGGTTGATACTTCTTTGATTGTATATACAAATGATCGAATGTATTATATTCAATATCTTCATGTACTATAAATCGGTCTATGCCAACATACTTTCTCATATAGTAATCACGCAACCCTGTGTTGAAGTGCTGCCAAATATGTTCTGTTTGTGTTGGGTCCCAAGCTATAACTGACGAGTTGATCTTTACATCATAGTTTGACAATCTATTATAGAGCTTACCCACCTTCCAATGAGAGTCGACAAGCGTGATCTTTGACCAATGATCTAAATCGATAAGTGGATCTTTTAGTATTTTAACATCCAAATCAAAAAAATATGTTTTATTTAATGGGGGTATTGGCATTGTAGGATCAAACAATCGAAGTTTGTTCCACACACCTTTAAGCGTAGGTTTACCCAAAGGGCAAATCAGTTCTATGCCGTCTGATGGTCCAGTCCATCGATCAGTATAACAATAGAATTTGAATTCAGATTGAGTGAGATTCCTAATATCTTGATACAGTTTTCTTACATAGGACTCATCATATTTCGTGCCAAACTTGACACAAATTACGTTATACATCTTTTGCTTCAAAGTAAATTGAAAACAGATCCCATAAAGTTTTAGCTGTGCGAATACGCAACTTTAAATCTTTGTCTTTTGATTTAACAATCACTGGGTCTTCCAAAATAGCAATCTTAACAGCAAAGGTAAAATCTTTATCGCGACCCTTCGCAGCCACTAATTCAAGCAGTTCTTTGCCATTCATACTATCTCGCGGGGTGACTGCAACCCCGTCTTCCCACTCACTACGAAGATCACTGACCTTTTTTTCAACTAGCGAGTTGAAGTAGGCCCGTTCGGCTCTGATATTGGCCCGTGTTGTTTCTTCAATCTCATCGAGAGAAACTTCTTCTAGTAAATCACGGAAAGCTTCTTGAGTAAAGTCTACTTCCATATGCCAGGGAGTAAACCCCTCGTGGTCGTGATTTGGATCCTTATACAGGACTTCAACCATCGAATTTTTGGGATAGTCCATAAATGTAACACTGTGAATGTTACCACTAAATTCTGCCATTCATTTCATCCTTTGATAATAATATTATATTATATATATCCACATTCGTAAACCCTTAAATTTATCGTTTTAGGGGTTTACAAACCGTGGCTGTAGTGGTATAATTAATAGAGTCTTTTAAGAAGGGGAGAGTATAGTATACCTTAAACTTGAGTTATCTTAAAGGTATATGTGTTGATCGTTGCTGCAGACCCAGATGGCACTTCTTGTGAACGATAGTTATCACTCTGTTGGTCTGTAAGGTATGTCGAGGAGTTCAGTCTTGTATCAACCATAGCTGAACCACGAGTATTACCACTGCCGTTAATATTATAAGATATCTTAGTACCTGCAACTTGTGAAGCATTATACTGTATTGAATCTTGAAGCATGTTTGTTAAGTTTGCTGCAGGCATTTCATGAATAGTTGCACCAGAATCTGCTAAAACGAGAGGGGCCACAAATGATGCTTGTGATGCGGCATTAACGCGAAACAAATAATAGCTTGTAATAGTAGTAGGTTGGTCTTGTGTTTCAGGTAGACCAGCTGCACTATATGCACCCGCGTTTGCTCGAGTATCAATAAACACAGGAGTTGATGAAATTAAAGTATGACCTGACAATGAGGTTGCTGTGTGAATTCGATATGTACCGGCCTGTGCTGTACCTGTACTACCTGAAGTAAGCGTATCAATCGCAGGAAGAATTAACGTATCATACATATCCTGTGCTGAACATTCTTGCAAATTGTTTGAACCGTCTAAATAAAGCGGATAACCATAAGTACCATCAGACCAGGCTGAAACACTTGTATATGCAAGATTCAATTTGTCATAACTAACTGAAACAGTTGAAACGTTTGCTGTCTCACCTTCTGTATCAAAGTTTGTATTATCGTTACCTGCTGCACCAGCTTGCAATCGAGTATCTACTATGGCAGAAAAACCTGCACCACTGCCACTCACTTGTGTCATAACTGCCGTTGGAGCGGCGCCATACAAACGAATTGCTTCTGTCTGTAATGCTTCCATTTCAGTCGTCGACATTTGTCTAATGTCTGAACCGTCTAGTTTAAGAAGTGTTCTGGCTGTCATTTATTTAACTTCCTGCACCGTGTATGGTTTTCAATGTAGAACCTGCGGCGTTTTTAATTAATAGGGTTGATAGGTCTTTTAATTCAGTAGATGATATTCCATCTGCTTTAACTGAAACCGCACCAGATGAAACGCTGAAGTTTGTAGAGCTAAATGAGGCAATACCTTTATTTGATGTTGTTGCATCTTCCCCGGAAATAACACCAGATGCAAAGTCAATACCTTCACCAGCACTTAAATGGGCTCTTACTTCAGTGGCGCTTGGCCCAGTGTATGTGATTACGCCAGTGGCTGAACTGTATGATACTGAACCATCTCCACCAGCATCTGTTACACTTAAATGGGCTCTTACTTCACTTGCACTTGGTCCGGTGTATGTGATAACACCTGTTGATGAATTGTATGATAGTGAACCATCTCCACCAGCATCTGTTACACTAATCTTACTTCGAATGACAGTATCACTAATGCTAAATGATCCAGTAGCGTATGTTGTGTTTGTTCCCGCTGAAAAATGCGCTCTTACTTCAGTGACATTTGGTCCGGTGTATGTGATTACGCCAGTGGCTGAACTGTATGATAGTGAACCATCTCCACCAGCATCTGTTGCAGATATCTTATTTCGAAAGTCTAAGTCCGAATCGATCAGCGCAGAGAGATCATTAAATTTGGTTACTAGATTATTAAATGTGTCTGATATATTAAGTGTAATAGCCATTATAGTTTCTCTATGATCTGGGCAAGCATGGATTTAATATCATTGACGTCTTGTTTCAATTCTTGAATCTCTTGCTTTTGCCTGTTACGATTTTCTTTTGCCTTCTTAGCCATTCTGATCTCAGAACTATTTATATTAATAATAGCACCGGTTTCGGGATCTCTTCCGAATCCTGGCGCGTTATTAGATCTAACTATATTCATTATATCGACAGCGCAATCGCTCTTACGTCTCTGAAGACTGGGGGCTTACTGCTATTTTCCGAAACCATTACCATCTTAATTTGCATTTGATTAAACGCATCTAATGTACCAGTATCACCGCCAACTAAATAAGCATATTCCCTGAAGATTTCGGGATTATCATCACTGATAAGTGAAGTTTCCGGAGTCACGAGGACCCATGCAATATCTGATATATTCTGATCACCCGATCCAGTTCTATAATAAACGTCGAATGATGCGGCTGACGGTTTATTTGCTGAGACGAAGATCTTTACCCCTACCGCTGATTGACCTAAAGTAATTTTGCTGCTGATATGTTTAGCAACGGCCGAACCACCTTTAGGATTAGTTTCTGCAACATAATTAATAGGAACATTAAATCCAGCGGAAGCTGAAGGGGCAGGTTTATCAATCGTATTAGAGATAGCCAGAACCGTAGCTCTTTGCATATCAATTACAGGTGAAACATTTTCATCAGCGGTGTACATTATAGTTCTAAGTTTAAAGCTTTTTTCTCCTGAAAGAGAGGCAGT